AGCGATTTATGGTGACGACGATTTAGTTAAAGTGCTGCCAGTTGAGCAACACGATTTGGATGCTGCCAGGCAAGTTGAAGCGTATTCAAACTGGACTCACAGAATCGAGATGAAGAGTTATCTCGCACTTGATAGACAGTTCCATCAAGCCTTGCAGCTCGGGTCATCGCTTATTATTCCTCAATGGCGACGGCACTGGGAGAAAACACGCTATTACAGACTTCTCGAGAAAGAATCACAGAACGCCGAGTTAGACCCAAGGATGGCTGTTGATCAGCTTTTCACTGAAGGGTATGAGATCTTAAAAGAGACCAGCCCTGAGTCAGTGGTTATCAAGCACATCAAAGACGGGAAAGAGCAAGCCGCGACGGTCACGGTGCTAAAGGATGAAGAGTCAACCGATCCTTCAGTTGATCGGTTTGAGGTTGAAATCGAAGAGCCTGTCATGCGCCAAGACTGGCCGGACTTAACAGAGCCGGATACAGAAGATGTCTTTGTGCAAGGTGGGATGAACGGCCTTCAAGAAGGAACGGTCATTGTCAGGTATTGGATAACCCACCAAGAAGCCTTGTACAATGTTGAGAATGGATACTATAGGTTTAACGATTCCAAGCAAGAGACGTTGTTCAAAGAGTATTGCAAAAAGAAGATGGGTGCCGATTCATCTTCTGAAGATTCCCGCCAAGTAGACATTTCAACGATTTCCGGTGTCAACGAAACACAAGGCCGCTACAGGAATAAACTCCCGATCTTCAAGTGCTGGACTAAGTATGACATTGGAGACGGGATGCCTTCCGAGATGGTCTTTGTGTTGATCTCCATTGGGAAAACCCAGTGGGTTTTGGTGAGGGCGACGCACCTTGATGCCGAGTGGCCTCATGGCGAGAGACCATTCTGTGACCTGCATTTCCTGCCGCATGGCCGAAGCTGGTATGCGATCGGACTGCCGGAATGGACAAACAATATCCAAGCAGCGATTAACACTTTGTATAACCAGAGGGTTGACCGCGACACGCTTGGCTCGACACCTTTCTTTGTTTATCGAGTTGGGACAGCCGCGGGGAATATCCGGGTTCAGCTCGAGCCTGGTGGCGGTATCCCCGTAGAGAACCCAAACGATGTAACATTTCCTCAATGGCACGCTCAAACGGCCAGCACCTATGTCACGGAACGTGATCTCCAAGGGCACATGGAACGTCTGACCGGCGTGAATGACTTTGGCTACGGCATGGCTTCTGAGAGGCGTGCCAGCCCCAGGACGCTTGGCGCGACAATGATGATGCAGCAACAGGGAGAGGTTCTGCCGGCACGGCTGATTCGCCGGAATCAGGAGACCTGTCTGAAGCCCCTCGTTAATCAGTGCCACCAGCTTTATGCTCATTTCGGCCCGAAAGACCGTGTTTTCAGGGTTTTGGGAGAGATGGAGAGCCGCAAGATCACAATGGACGAGATGAGAAGGCAGTATCATCTGTATCTTCAGCCGGCATCAGAGGCGGCAAACCGGCAGTTTGTCCAGTCTACGGCGAGCTTGTTCTACCAGATGTTTATCCAGAACCCGCTGGTCATGGCGTCGCCGAAGAGGATCTATCACCTCTCAAAAGATCTTATTCAGGCATACGGCAAGAAGAATGTTTTGCAGTTACTCGGGCCGGAGCCAACGATGGATAGGGAGCCCACGCCGCAGGACGAAGAGCTTATGGCACTGGCTCAGGGCATTGATGTCGAGATTCATCCGATGGATGACGATGCCCAGCACATTCAAATTATTGATGAGTTTTTGGCTAGTGACGGTGGGGCGCTGGTATTACCTGCCGCGATGACGACAATCACCGAACACAAAAAGGCGCACGAGCGAGCAATGCAGATGAAAGCGATGCAGCCCCCGGAGGCTATGGGTGGTGGACTGGAGCCCGCCATTCAAGGCCAGCCCTCAGGCGATTTGAGCATGATGGGCAATCCCGCTGAGTTGATGAATTCTGCCGGCTCGATTGCGCAAGGGGAGGCTCAATGAGTGTAGAAGAGTCTTTGCTTCTCGATGTTTTAGAGAAGAAAGAGTTGTCCTATGGAGACAAGAGACGACTGATTAGTTTATTCAAATCGGACGACTTCAAGATGTTTGCCGAGAAACTTCTTGGCGGACTGGTGAATAATGACATCCAACAGTATATCAACGCTGAAGCGAAAGATGTGCTACAGCGTCAGGCCGTACTAAAACGGATGTTGTTACTATTTGAAGAGGTCAGCCCGAAGGGTTATTTGGCCGATGGCTGGAAGAAAGAACTCGCCGAGCTTGACAAGAAAAACAGAGAAGAATAAACTGTTCACAAATCAAGCGTCACATAGGAGACTTTGTTATGTTGTTGTTTGATGAGGGAAGTGCGGGCGGTGAAGGGAATAAGCCCGTAGCACCGCCACCTGTCGTACCTCCGCAGCCGGACCCGTCTTCGGGAGACGTAAAAGGTCCCGTTACTGGCGAAGGGGAAGGCGCAGGAAAACCCGCCGTACCTGAAGAAAATCGCTACCGGGAACTTTCGCGTAAACTTGATAAGGTAATGGGAGCTATGCAGTCATTGACTGAAACCGGCTCCGACATGCAAAGCCGTCTCGGTGCGCTCGAGAATCAGCAAACGCCTCAGCAGCAGATGGAGAATCGTTTTCCTGAGGCTCGACCGCGCCAAACCCCCCCACAATCTCAAACAGTTGTCGATGCAGATGAGATCGCCGAGAAAGCTGCGACCGCAGCGGTAAATCAGGTCAGGGCCGAGAACGAGAAGGAAAAGTTCAAGGATTCCGCTGGGAAATTTACTGCGGCTGCGATGGAAGCCTATCCCGACCTTGGTGTTGAGAATAGCGCTTTCCGTGATACAGCGACTCGACACGCTGACGCATTGGTGGCCAATGGGTATCGTGGAGCCGATATATGGCTTCGGGCCAGCAAGGATGCTGCCGAGGAGCTTGGTGTAAAGCCGGCTACTGGGCAAAGACCTTCCCCTCAGTCTCCTGGGCCTACCGTTCCTAGAGAGCGTGCCTCTCAGGGGCCTCCGCCTAGTTCTGGAGGGAGTGTTGGCACGCTGGACCCTGAGCAAGTAAGACGGTTTGGGTTATCGCCGGCAGAGCAAGAAGTTGCCGCCAAGATGGAAAATGTTCCCGTGGATGAGCGAAATGGTCACACTTTTACCATTGATGATTTTGAATAGGAGTGGAGAGTGGACACAGATCAGAGCGCTCAGAAGGGTTCAGGAGGGACGCAGGACGAGCCGGCAAAGAAGACCAAGGTAAAGGTCAGTCGGAAGAAAATCACAGGCAAGGGGACTTCCCGCAAGAAGACCCAAGCGCGGGGTAAATCGGATAAGGTGGCACAGCCACCGACGCCGGCCCCTGAAGCGCCGCCTGAGGCGCCCCAGCATAAAGCTGAGGTTGCTTCACCGCCGCCATTGCCTGTTACGTCTCCGTCACCCGCTGATCCGGCAGGACCCCCTGCCGAGCAGCCACCGAGCGATGCTCCGGTGGCAGAAGTAGCTCGCTCGAGCTACAGTAAAGTCGCCCCCTTTGATATTCCAGTCGAGCAGATGATCCCTACGGGTCACAGGCTTCGTTGGCGCAGTATCAGGCAGATGGGCCTAAAGGGGCCTAATGGATGGATGGCTGTCAGTTGGGAGCAATTCCTTGATTGGCGCGATCGGCTTGGCCTGAACATCCAGGCACCCCTTCACGAGAAGCATAGTCCCACGAGCAATGTGGAGTATGCTGGCTTCGTCTTGATGAAACTGCCCCTCGAAGAATGGGATCGGCGTCAGGCCCGCAAGCGTGTGATGAACAAAAAGCGTATGCAGGTCACGCATGATAAGCGTCTTGGTGTAGACGCGAAGGGATCAAAAGTATCTATCACTCGCCGCTCCAGATAAACGGAGGGCGACAGTATGGCAACGCAAGGGCGCGGGCTAGTCCCGTATAAGCAGAGGCCCGGCGATGTCCCCATCAAACTTCCCTTCGGCGAAGATGCCCAGGGCGAAGATGTCTATGTTGGTGATCCTGTTTATATCGACTCAACCGCTCATGCCGTCCACCTTTGGGACGACATTGATTCGGCCACTGGTATGTGGGGGGTTGCCGCTCAACAGAAAGACGCTGGTGCAGGTGGGGACATTCTTGTCTGGCGAGCCGAGCCAGGAATGTTGTGGAAGTGCGTTTCCGACACTGCGGCGGAAACCACCGCCAATGAGTTGGCGGGGACGTTTGTTGACTTCGTTGAGGCATCCATCGGATCGAACTCCATTGGAGTTTATAGTGGTTGCGTGTTTGACCACGACAGCTCCCTCGAAGACAACCTGTTCTGCGTGAAGGTTCTCGAAGAGGTCGGCTACGACTCAACCGCTTCGGGTGTGTACCCGATTTATGTGGTACAGATCCCGCACGCGCAGTTGCAGTGGTATCCGTCAGCGAACGTCTAAAGGAGGTGAGATAAATGGCGGCAGGTGGAACAGCTCTACGGACCAGTTTTCCGTATCTATTTCTCTCCAAGCTGGCATATCTCAACTCCGTGATTTTCACGGCGTTCAAAGCTATGCCGAGCGTAATGGAACAGCTCTTCAGCGTTGAGAGAACGAACAATCCGAAGGAACAGTTCGATCTCGTTGGCGATTTGGGGTTGTTTGAAGAGATGGGTGAGTCGGAAAACTACCCTCTCGATGAGTACGAAGAGACATACCAGAAGACGTTCACCATCGTTGATTACGGCCTTTCTCTCAGGTTTTCCGAAGATTGCCTGGATGATGATCAGGTCCGTGTCACGATGGAAAGAAATCGTCTCCTTGGCAAGTCTGCGTTCTTCTCTCGAGAAATTCTCGGTGCGTCGGTCTTTAACAACGGATTCGATGCTACCAATTACCCTATTCCTGATGGCCAGGCGTTGTGCGATGGCTCGCATCCTCTGGCTGATGGAGCAACTGATTCAAACCTCGGTGCTGCCGACTTGGATTTCGCGTCGCTTGAGGCGGCCCGGATTGCTTTCCAAGAGCAGTTGAGTCACCGAGGGAACTACATCAATGCTTTCCCCAAGATGCTTCTTGTTCCGTTGGCGTTGAATACCACGGCCTTTGAGCTACTGAAATCTGAATTGCGACCGGACACGGCGGAGAACGCTGTGAACGCGCTTCAGCAAATGCAGCTCAATTATGGTACGTGGCATCACCTGACGGACACGGACGCTTGGTTCCTGTTGGGCGACAAGTCCGACTATAAGATCAAGTGGTTCGATCGGATGACATTCAGGGTCAAAGTCAGCGAGGACATCTACAATGATGACATGCTGATGAAAGCCAAGATGCGGTTCGACTACGGTGCTATTGACTGGCGCCACGTTTGGGGTTCGCCCGGAGCGTAAGCTGGTCTAAGGTATCATCCCGCGTGTGGCGCGGTTGGGCTGACCCCCTTGTCCTCCGCGCCACACACCCTCATACATGGTGCGTGTGGTTGGCTAATGCCTCTGATCTTCCGTAAAGAGCCTACGCACTCTACTGCCTACGGAGGGCAAGAAAATGGCTAAAATAGGAACTCGTGCCACACGCTTCAGGCACGGCAGAAAACCCCATACCGACAACACTTTCCAGACTCGGCATCGGTGGCTGTGGCAAGGCGCATGGGCCAGCCAGCACACGGACGATACTGTGTTTGGCGATGCCGGAATCGACATGATTTCGATTGTTGATGCCGATGCTGCCGCAGGTCGGATTGCTGGTGCGCAGATGGCTCACGGCGAGGATGCTGGGTTCATGTGGTTTTGCCCGGCTGAGGTGGATCTAACAAAGGCTGTTTATTTCGATTGTATTGTCTATGTTGCTGACACGGCGGCGGACGATGTATTTGGAATGGATATGACCTACAAGGTTCACACCTTTGGGAACGCCGCGGGGACATCCGGCACAGTCTACAATATTGACGCATCGTACCTTTCCACCTATGTCACTGATCCTAGTGACATCACAATGGCTCACGCTACCAACAACGATGAAAAGTTCTATGTCTTGACCCACACGCTCGCCGCTAACGCCTTCACCGACGCTATAAAGGCGTGGACAACCACGTTTGTTGAGTTGGTTTTCACGGCGGATATTGGTGGAGAGCTTGGTAACGAGAACTCGTTGGACACATTCGAGCTGGTCGGCGTGGCGTACAGATACACCTGGCACGAGTACTAATGCCTGACGAGCAACCCCAGGAAGAGCAGCTATCCCCTGAGGAGCTGCGAGCCTGGGAGAAAACGCTTAACGACAAGCAACGCGAGCTGGAAGGCCGTGAGAAGGTTATTAAGGCTGACGAGGATCGCAATGCTGGCGTAGCGGAAGAGCTGACACGGACACGGCTTCGTCTTCAGACTTTGCAGCATGAAGCGGAGGAAGCTGAAGGTCGGGCCAGATCCAGAGAGGCGGTCGCAGAAAAGGTGGAGAAATCTGCCACTGCGACTGCCCGGTCAGCCCAAGAGGCACGGCTTCAGGCCAACCAGGAGCGCAATGAGTACGAGCAAGCGAGGTCTGACCTCAGCCAAGCAAAGAAAGCCCTGGAGGAGAAATCTCAGGCTTACCAGGAGCTACTGAAAAAGCATGGCGACAACGAGACGAAGTTGTTCGACCTGGAGAGGTCGCTTGAAGCTGAAAAGAATAATCGGGCTGCCGAGAAGCTGAAACTTGATGGAGAAGTGATTAGGCTTCAGCAAAAGATTCGCAGCCTGGAGATTGAAGCCGGCCAGAAAGAAGGAATATTCAAACAAAAGATCAAGGAAGCTGAAGCGAGGGCCAGAGCCGCCGACACTCAGCGATCCTTGTCAGAAGCGGAGGTGAGTCGCCTGAGAGCTGAATTGAGCCGGGCGCAATCAGAAACGAGAAGCGTTGCCAATAGCGGCGCCAGGAGGAATACGACATGGCTAGGAAGAACTGGATATTGAGCCGGCTCCCTCTATTGGTGGCCGTTTTTGTTTTGATGTTAGGGATTCAGGCTAGTGATGCTGGATGGGATCAGGTTGTTTATCAGTACTGTGACTGGGATAGCTGCCAAGATGATACCACCGGGAAAGAGGGGAACATTGGGCCTCGTGTTGAGTATTTTGGAGCGGCAGATCATCAATCTGGATCTGCCGATTGGGCGATGATGATAAGGGCTTCAGATATTGCTGACAGTTGCGGGGTTACTCTCGACACAAACTATCAGGAGCCAATAATTACAAGCCTGAAAATTTGGGATTCTGGCGCAAGTGCTGGAGCCACGGCCTGTTCTTTGAAGGTGTGGCATCATGGTTCTGGAGACACCATTATCAGGGTTCTGAAGATTTCTGATTACCGGAATGGCGGGGTTTTGGATATTCCAATGTATGCGGATTCAGTGATGGTTAATGTTGGGCTAACAATTTATACGCTTGCTGGTGGGCCAAGGTTGTTCTGGTGTGCCTGCATGATGGTTCACCCGACAGACTTTATGAGATAGGAGGGCGTTATGGCTCTTAACTATTTACAAGCCGTCCAGAGGGTGTGTCTCAGGGTAGGGATTCCAGCGCCCTCAACGCTCTCCGGTGCCGGTGGTGATGTGAATGATATAATGAACATCATCAACGACGAGATCATTAAACTCGCCGAAGATGACAGTCACCACTTCAACGAAGAGATATATGCTGTCAGGCTTCTCGGTGAGATAGACACGACATGCACGATTGCTGCGAACGGCGATCTGACGCTGGCCAGTGGCGAGCTGCGAGGTGATTATTTCGCCGGCGACGACGCGGACACCAGGCAGGATTTTGTGCATGGAAAGCTGATCACAGACACCGCCCAAGAAATGTACGAAATCGAGACCGTTCTTACAGCGACAACGGGGACGGTTGCCACACCGAAAGCTGCTGTCAGCGGTGGTACGGCCTGTTTGGTTGTTCAGGACATGATCAAAGCGCCGATGGATTGCGTGGCTCTTGAAGAGGCTTTCATTTTGAACCCTTCCGGCACGTCGGTACAGCTCGAGATTGTGGGCCTGGAAAAGCTGCTTAGGATGCGTAACCTCAGATCCTATTTCGCACAGACAGGCACGACAAGAGTGCCGGTTAGATGCTCCATGTGGTTCAGAGATTACGTGTCGAGTGAGAAGGACCACCAGGGGAACACCCGCTCCAACATAGCTCGCCGGTACATTGTGGTTGATCCTCCGCCTTCTGCTGACTCGGTGCTGATTTTGGCATATCGGAGAAAGTTATGGCGATTGAGTGACAACACAGACTCTCTGCCAGTCGATGAGGATTACGAGTCTTACATCCTACATCGGGCTACAGCGATAGCTGCCAGAGATCGGCGGAATAGTTCCCACTCGGCTTATTTTGAAGCGCGGTACGAGCAACGCAGGAAATCGCTTCTGACTCGAATAGAGAGGACAACAAGCCGGGCCAAGGTCCAGGCGCATCTGTCCACAGAAAGTGAGGGGGTGTGACATGGCCTATAATCTGACTTGGTTGCAGCTATTCAATAGGGCGATGCGACGCGCTCACTTGCCAGAGATGGTCGGCTCTACCGCCGCTGTAGAGCAACAGCTTCTTTTGCAGCATTTGGTTCAGGATGCCTACAACGAGGTTAATAGCCTTGGTGAGTGGCCCTGGTTGGAAGCCGTTGAAACCCTGTCTATTCTTGCTTCTCCGCTCGAGCTTACGACGGCTGACGTTGATGCTGGAGAGTATAGGGTTGATGGGATCTCCCTGACTGATGCTCAAAGAGATGCGTATGTGAATGGGTTTGCTTCGTTGTATCAATCGGGGACCTTTGAGACCGAGCCTGCATTTTTCTTTGTTAGGTCTGGCCACATAATCGCTGATGGCAGCCCAGCCGATGACTACATCGAAGTCGTTCCGGTCCCGATGAATTCTACCAGTACAACGGCAACGATCAATCTCTATCAAGACGCGGTTGCCTTGCCTTCTGATTTTAGCCGGCCAATCTCCGCCGAAGGATTCTTGACCAACTATATTCGGTGCCAGCCAGTTGATTATCACGAGCTAGTAAGACGCCGGATCATGGAAGGTCGGTCAGTAACGCTTCAGGACGAGCCGCGGTGCTATGCGATCTATGGTGAGGTCATAACCTGGGATGGCGAGCATGAAGGGACATACGGGGGGCATGATTACGAGGGGCGACGCCTCTTGCATGTTTACCCGTGGCCCGATGATGCCCAGCACATCAAGATCCACTACATCAAGCGTCCTGTTCAAATGTCATTGACCAGTGACGTTGTGCAAATGCCGGCCAAGGCGATTGAGTCTGTTCTGAGTTTGGCGCTGGCTGATTACTTCCATTGCCCTGGGGTTGACGACCAGAACAATCCAAAGGGCGAGATGATGTTCCAAGAGGCAATCAAAGAGATCCGCCGCTTGGTCACTGATTACGAGAAGTCATCCAACAGGCCGATAATAACTCCCGCTGAGATTGACAGGAGTATTTACGAGGCCAGATCGACGTACAGAGGGTAATGCCGGATCTTACGCGGAAAATAGTAATCAACGGCTGGCAAAAGGGCATGGTTCGCATGTCTGGCAAGATTCGCACGCCCGAGAACGCTCTTTATACCGCAGAGAATATCTATCTTGATGATGCTGGGTCTATTCGTACAAGACCTGGCATCAGAAAGTGGAAGACAAAGCCACTCGGTACGCCAAGTTCAAATTACAAAATCGGTGGGATGTTCACTGCATATCAGAAGACTTCTGGCACAGAGGCCCCACGCATTTTGCTTGTTGGCGAAAAGCTAGATGGACTTGAAATATCAGGGTACGCGAGAGGATGGCGTGCCGGCCAACGAGGCCCGACAAACCCACTGTGGTTTGACATTGGCACGAGTCTAAAGATTAACAAAACGGCTACGTTCACTGCGATGCAGGAGAACGTCATCATTGGGTACTCCCGCACAGACCCTCCGCTCGTTTGGAACTCAAGGCCCGGCTATGGCGCCACGAGCATCAGGAACGCAGAGAACGGTAACATTGTCGCCAACTATCTTGATCGCTTGGTTGTTACTGGCAGCGCGGAAGACCCGAGTTTTGTCAGGCTGAGTGCCCCCGGGATTTACGATCTCTTTGATTCGCCAGAAGCGGCTGGCTTTGAAGTTGGGTCAGGCGATGGCGACAGAGTAGTTGCTGTCAACACCAGCTTCTTTGGACAACTGCTTGTCTTTAAGCGCAGAAGCATCCACCGGATATTGGGTTCATCGAATGAAGGGTCTGACCCGTTCAGACGCCAACCACTCTCGGACACCCTTGGAACCATTGGGGCAAAAACCGTTGTGCGCGTCGGCAATGATCTTTTCTTTCTGTCAGATCGTGGCGTTCACATGCTGTCTACAACAGAGCGCTACGGTGATGTCGAAACAGCGGATTTGACCGGCGAGATTTCAGAGTATTACAAAGAGGTTCCGCAGGATGAGATAGAGCTGGCCACCGGGATTTATGATAGGTCGATGGGGCTGGTCTATTTTATGACACCTCGCAGGACACTTGTTTTTGATCCTGTGCGGAAGGCTTGGTTCGTTTGGGACTTGAAGGCAAAGGCGGCGACAAGCGTTTATATTGACGGTATT